TGACGAAATTACGGCCTACGATGAAAACGGTCGTAAGAAGGGTTTACGCAAGGCTACCAAGGAAGCTCTTGAAAAGATGAACGACAAGAACTACACGCTGGACGGCATTCTTGGTGAAGATGAGTTAAACATTATTGACATCATCAATTATGATGATACCAATGTGGGTGAAATGCAGTTGTTTGAGCGGTTGAAAATCCTACGCTCACAGTTTGACAGTCAAGAGCATGTGATTGTTCCCGGTCCACACGACACCCGAATGACTGATGATGAGGGAATGGCTGACGCAGTTAAAAATCTAAAAGATGAGCATGACAACATATTGTTGCGAGATAACAAGTCCACCTACATGCGTGGGGAGCGACGACACCCCAAATGGATTGTTTACCGCGATAGCCGAGATTTCAACTTCATTATTCTTGACCGTCGTGGTAAAGGACCGTACACCTATCAGTTGGGTGCTGGCCCTATCCTTGAGATTGATGGGCTTGGAAACCGAGCGGTAGAACACAATGGTGAACATTACATGGATGTGGGTACCGCACATAATCAAAGCAAGGCATTCAAGGTGGGTGACATTGTTCGTGCATCTATTACTGGTATCTCCAAAAAGAACCGTAAAAATCGTCCCGTTTACAATGTGCAAGTAAAAGAATTGGAAGGAGAAGGTGAGGGAGAAGGTGCGGCCAGCACAGAATCCCTTGACCTCATGACCAAAGCATTCGCACCAATTCTTGTTCCTCATGATATTGAAGTCTTGGATTCACAAATCCAAATACTGTTAAAAGATATTGATACAGTGGTGTATGATGTAGAAGAAATCGGTGATGTGTGGTGTGTTCATTCACCCAAAAGCACAATGGGCGATTTGACCAAAACTGATTATCCTGTGATATTGGCGGAGAGCCTCATGCCGTTTTGGTCATCAGTTGCTCCATTGATGATGAAAGGAATCATCAGTAAACAAACTGAAAGTGATGTAATACCAAAACTCCCTTCAAAGAAACGCACTGAACGACAAAGTGGGGGAGTTCTTGAGGCAGACGATGAAAACCGTTTGCTCAAACCTAACCAAACCAAGAAAGCGTTGGAATTGATTACACGAGCGTTGGACAAAATTGCCAAAGAGCGCATGACATGGACGGGGCCAAAAGGACTGGGTATTGATGTCGGTACGCCACAAGAATCACCTCGTGGCCCCACACAACTTCGTAATGAGTCCACTCTACCGGATTTTGACGGTGAGAAGAAAATTACTGATGAAAAGAAAGAGAAGAAAAGCGAGCGACTGAACCACATTCAAGTAGAAACTGACGAGGGTGAGCGACTCTCTATAGACTACGACAATGACCAGCCATTGGTGTCTCGTACTTGACGAACCATTCTTATACCATAACAGAAAGTCGGATGTTTAATGCTGAGCGTTCAACGACCTACTAACGGTATCACTCTCCTTAAGAGTGGTAACGATTTGGTTGTTGCTGGGTATGCATCGGTTGAACTTGTTGACAAGCAAGGTGACCTCATTACTCGCTCCGCCCTAAAGGATGCCTTTGATGGCTTCATGAAGGGTGAGAAATACCGCAATGTGCAGTTGGCTCACTCCAACATTCAAGTTGGTGAAGTCATTGACTCGTACATTGATTCCAACGGACGCATGTGGAAATCCGAAACGGATGACACTGGACTGTTCGTTGTTGTTAAACTCCGCAACGACATTGAGAAGGCTCGTGAAGTAGCCGCCGAAATCCGCAAGGGTAACCTTCGTGGATTCTCCATTGGGGGACAAGCATTCAAGCGAGTGCGAAAGTCCGACATGGAGAAAGGTGACTACCAAGAGATTTCAAAAATGGAGTTGCACGAGGTAACGATTTGTGAGAAGGGTATCAACCCCGAAGCACAATTCCGCATTTTGAAGGAGGACACAAACATGACTGACGAAAACAATGATTTGACAGAAATTATGTCACGCCTTGAAAGCCGATTGGACGCCATGGAAAAGGGGGAACTTCCTCCTCAACTCCGTGAGCACATGGAAGGCAAGAAAGGCCGTGATGAAGAAAAAGATTCCGATGAAAAAGAGGATGATAAAATGAAGATGAAAGACGACGAGAAAGACGACGACAAGATGGCTTACATGAAGGGTGAGGAATACTCCGATGTCATCTCCTCCGAGTACCTTAACTGGATGGAGAACACACTCAAGTCGGCTGGCGTGGACACCCTCGCCGCACGAAACCACTTTGATGCTCTTGAAAAGGCTCAACTTGGTGGATTTGACAACCCCGATGCCGTGGACGGTGCTGACTACTTCGGTGGTCAAGTTCGTGGCCGTGGACAAGAGAATGGTTCTCCTTCTACCAACGCTATCAACGCAATTACTGCCAGCGGCGGTAAAACCCCTGCTGGCGCAATGGGGCCAGCCTCCGTTGCAAAGGGTTACCTCAACAACGAAAATGTGAGTGAGGCTGATATTGAAGCCGCTTACGAAGTGTACAAAGCCGCCGCAATGGAGCAGGCTTTCCGAAACGACCTTGAAGGCAACTTCGCTACTCGCTTCCAAAAGGAGATGGATGTTGCAAAGGCTGAGGCTGAGAAAGCCGCCTTTGACGCACGAGCACCTCTTACGGAAATCGTGAAGTCAATTGAGGCTCTTTCCGAGCGCATTGACAACATCGGTGCAGGAGCAGGTACGACCATCCAAAAGTCGGAAGCTTCCACCATTGACATTCCCTCAACGCAAGACATGGCTAACATGGGCTGGGACGAAGTTCACGCCCTCGCACAACGCACATTGCGTGGAGAGTGAAACATTACTGAGGTGAAAAGATATGGCAAGAGATTACATCCGAAACATTACTGACATGGAACGATATTACTATGGCGCAGGTAACGCTATGGGTTACTCCTACTCCGGTAGCGAGTTGCTCAAAGCTGACGCACCAATGTTGTCCACGACGGCTGGTACTTACCAAGCCATCTACGGACGCAAGGTGTGGAGCCAGTTGAACCAAGAGTTCAACGCCTTCTCCATCCTTCCCAAGCGACCTTGGGAACGCAGTGGTTGGCGAGTCATCACCGAGCGTCCTTCCTTCACAGTTGGCGGCGGTGTTGCAGAAAACGCTACCCTCCCCGACACCACCAAACCAACCTTCCAGCACATTGCCGCCAAGCCAAAGACTGTGGTTCACACCTTTGACATGAGCGAAACCGCAATGTTCTTGTCCGACAAGGACGATGGGCTTGGTGACATTCGTGCTATCCTCAAGGAAGAAATGGGTAAGCACCACGCAGAACACATCAACAAAATGCTCACAGGCGATAAAGGCACTGCCGCTGGAAACAACTTTGAGTCACTTGACCGTGTTACTGTCGGTGCATCTGCTTCCGCTAACGAAGACATGTACTCCATTGACCGCAGTGCAAACTCATGGTCATTGGCTGAACACAATGAAAACAGTGGTACCGACCGCAACCTGTCCCTTGACCAGTTGGATGACTTGTTCCAAAAGATTTGGACTCGTGGTGGCAACCCCAAGGTTATCCTTACGGGCTACGACACGCTGATGCGACTTCAGCAACTCCTCCAAAGCCAACAACGGTTCATGGAAGAGAAGCGAGTTACTCCTACCTACAACGGTGTCAAAGGTGTTCCCGGTATTGAGGCTGGTTTCATCGTGGCTACCTACAACGGTGTCCCAATCATCCCTTCCAAGGATGTACAAACTGACACCTTGAGCCGCATGTACTTCCTTGACACGGACTACCTGTACTTCAGCACTGCAATTCCAACCCAATACTTTGAGAGCGGTATTGAAACTGGCGACCCATTCGCCATCAACCGCCTCGGCCAAGAGGGAATGTACCGTACCATGGGTGAACTGTGGACAACTTTCTTCGGTGGCCACGGTTCCATCCGTGACCTCAAGTGAGGGTTGAAAATAACGAATAATTTGAGGTGAAAAAAATATGGCAAAAGAACTTGTTTTGACTGGAACTGCAACTGCGGCCCTTGTGGGCGCATGGGAACTTCGTGCTGGTAGCATGGATACGACTGAATGGCTTGACGGTGCCGCTGATGTGGCTTACCCCGGTGGTGGCCCCGGCACTTTCAACGCTTCTAACAGTGATGGTGCTAACGGCTACGATGCCGCTCCTAAGATGGCTTTGATTACCATCACGGGCGGTGCTGATGCTGAGACTGTCATCCTTACGGAAGGCACGAGCGACACTCGCACCCCAACCATCCTTGCGGCCATGTACTCGGACGCTAACGCTACACCAATTGCATCGGGTTGTACCTTTGCGACCAACACGGTGACTCTGCAATACGCATCGGGTACGAGCAACGCTGGAACGCTGATGGTGCTTTACGACTGAGGTTGATTTGAATGCCCACAGTGACCTTCACTGGCCCATTCTACGAAAGGAGGCGGCGAGATACTGCCACTCCTTGGATTCGTGGACAGGCGGTAGAGGTCACGCAAGAGTGGTTGAATGAATGGCGACACACGCTACCGGCTAAACACTTCGTTATTGAGGGTGATGAAGGAACCACCGTTGATGGTGGTAATGACGGCATCCCCGATATAGGTTGGACACGAAAGGACATCCTTAAATGGTTGACTGACAACGGAGTAAGTAAGGGTAGCGGGTATCTCACGAAATCCGCCGCCCTTGCTCTTGTAGAGGGGCATTTGAATCCTACCGAATGAGGTGAAAATATATGGCATCACAGACCGAAGATACGAGACTCCATGTCCTTGGTGACATGGTAATGATTACTGGAACCTTTACCGATGGTGGTACCGAAGTCAGTTTTGCTGACCAACTTACCACAGTATTCGCCGCTGGCGGGCACATTACATCCCTCACCGAAACAGGTGTT